CAATGAAGGTACTATCTTGAATATTGAATGTTACGTTATGTATTTCGCCTTCGTTAGTTAACTCAAATTGTGGTAGTTTTTTACTTTTCATATCCCTTTTGCTTTATCATTTAACTCATCCCACACATCACCATCAGTCGGTGGGGTTGACTGTTCTCCTTCGAGTTCGAAGTATCTTCCGTTGTGGTTGCGACCCTTGGTCATCTTCAATCCTTTGAAATCAGCATACGACTGCACCCATTTCAGGAATCTGCGAGGCTCCAGGTCTTTGAATCCTGTGAACTCAGATGTAAACTCTTGGAGCTTGGCTGAATTGTAGTGGTAAACTGAGAGAGCAAGATTGCCTTCCTCAACCCAATCAAAGAAATCTTTGCAAGTTGCCTGAATGAATCGCTTCGCATCTGCATTGATGCTGATTGATTTGACCAATCCAAACTGAAGATAGTTCTGAAGGCATCCAATCATGTAGTTGTCGAACCTGAGCCAATCATTCTCTGCCCATGAGTCAAATAAGAGTCGACCATACTCATCAAGTGGCGAGCGCTTCGAATGGAAGTACTGAAAGAACTCAAGCTCGTGCCTTCTGCGGTCATGTGATGACCCAGCACCACTGATGACATAGTTGGTGGTGATGACTATCTTTGGAGAACGATCAAATGGAATGAAGATTTCATCCTTGTTCTTTCGGTTGACGGTAATTCCCTCAGTGATGAGGCTGAACAATTGCTCGAAATCGAAGTTCCTTCTCACATCATCAAATGCAAGTATCTGAGTATCGAGATTCACTCGCTGATAAACGAAATCTGACTTGCTTGGATTGAAGCTCTTGCCATCTATCTTGACAATTTTGCGCAGATTGCCGATGGCGGTCAACATCAGTGACTTCCCTGAGCCACCATTCGGGTTGTCATCAATCTCTTGGTCATTGAATATGATGGCTTTTTGGTCAGTTTTATCCTTGTAAGTATGGATAAGGTACCCGAGAGTGGTTTCAAGCGCTGAGATGCGAGCAGAATCATCAGCAGCCACCTTGCTCACAAAATTCTCAAAGTCATTCTTGTGGTCATCCATCAACTTGAAGTCACGTTGTATGATTTGGTTCTCCCAAATGTAGCCATCCACATCGATATATGACATCAACTCAACTGCATCCTTGGTCACCTTAGCCACTCCATTCTTGTATGGAATGAATGAGGCATCCTTTGTATCCTGGAGCATCAAGATATTGATTGAATCAATCATATTGAGGAATGACTCATTGAACAGGATGGTCAACTTTGAGCAGTGATTCCACACATCCAGCTCACCCTTCTCGGAAAGGTAGTTCAAAACGAAATCTTTTATCTGCTCAGTGCTTGAGATTCTGACCTTGTTCTCAATGACCCGGACAAAGGTTGGTTTCTCTGCGTTCTCAGGATAGTACTTATTGAATCCATTCTTGACCAAGAACTCGGAGTATTTGAGTGGCTCGATGGTAACTGTTCCCTTGTCATTTTTTGACCAAAAGATATCATCTCCTGTCTTAATTTCTTTCTTGACATCCTCAACCACATCACCACGCACATTCAATTGCTTTTTGATATCCTCCTCAGGGATGCCGCTCTTCAGCTTTTGCTTGATTTTTTGGAATGTATCCTTATCCTCGAAGTACTTCATGCCAAAAGTGGCTTTCTTGTATGCACTCCGAATGGTGGTGACCATCTCTTGCTCTGAGAATGATGAGCCTTGACAATACTTGGTCCACACATACTGCTCAGTGGTGTCCTTGTGGATGCCATACTCACACATGACAGCAGCCAATTTGAATACAAACTCATTGCGACTGCCCTCAACGAACTCACAGCCATGGTCGAAGCGTTCAATCAGGCTGATGATTTTATCTTCATCATTCAGCACACAGGTTGGAGTGCGCTCGGTGTAGTTGAATCCTTGATCGTGTTCAATCCCATTGAACTCTTGACAGAACTCATTGAAGTATATCTTCGGGTCATAACTTTCAAAGCATACTCGACTCACGTTGCTATTCTTTTGGTCGAAGTATTCTGATTGGAAGTGCTTGCCGAATGCAGTGAATCTGCGTTTGTGTTCCACCTTATCACATTTTGGTATGCGGATGACGGCTTTCAAGCCATTGCCTGATGGGGAAGTGAACACCATCATCACATGAGGGTCATCGATGAGGCGCTTTCTTTCTGCATCCATCACCTTTGCATTTGGATATTGGTCAAAGTCCAGGATGCACAGTCCACTATGTTCAACCAAGCTGTTGTCATTGCGCTCAGTGAAGATGCCGTTGAACATGATTGCATTGAGTGATGACTTGAGTCGGTCATGCTCGGGGTCTGACTTCTCCAGTGAGCGGATTGTTGTAATTTTTTTAATTAGTTCGGGATTTCCATCCTTTACCCTATTATATATCTCATAAATTGACATAGTATAGGGAGTATCTTTGGACGCAAATAAATTTTTGAAGACACTTACTCTCATTTTTCTTTCTTTAAATTGTGATATTTATCTACTTTTTCTCTGAGATTCATCCATCTCATATTGCACAGTCGGTTATCGTTGACCATTCCATTGATGTATTCGAACCTATCCCATCGAGTTGGTGGTCCAACAAATGCAGTTAGCATCAGAATCCTGACGTCATGGTGCACGCCACGAATGCAAACTAAATTATTTCTCTTTGCGGCATATTGATTTGCCAATATCCTTGGCTCCTTTCCAACAAATGACTTAATCCTTGCAATGTTACTCACTTGATACCCTTCAATTCCTGGGATATCCTTCCAAACTTCTACCATTTTAATAATTTCAGTAATAAAAAAACCCTCGCAAATCCGTAGGCTCTCACATCTACTTCATTACAAGGGTCAATAATACCTTTAGGTTCTATGTTGTGAGAGCGAACCGATACAAAAATAAACGTATTTAGATAAAAATGGTTGAATTTGTTGATATCTTTAATGAATGTGAGTAATTCATGACAATAAACTGATTTTCGTGACAAAGTGAAAAATTATCGTCATGCTCTACAAGTCAATACTGCATTAGGTTTCTTTGTTTTTTTTCACGTTTCGTGACGGTGACAGTCCTCAATTTTTTTCGAGGGGGGGTCTCACTCCTCAGGAATGCCCCGGGCAAAATAGAGAGTACCGTCAGCTCGACACACTATACACACCATTTTTAATGTCCTCCTGTATCTTTCTCATCTCCCAATATGACTCGCATTGCAATACATCAAGGAGAATGTTGCGACCAATTGTGTACTCAATTGCGGTGAATGACTCGAATATTTGCCGCAAATCATCGGTCATGCGAAGGAAGAGCTTGTCTTTTTTCCATGCTTTGGCTTTCTCAATGCCATAAAGCACTGTTGAATGGTGTGCTCCAAAGAGCTTGCCTATTTCAGAGAGAGTCATCTTGTGTGATCGCAAAAATGAATACAGGTAGTAACGCTGATACACTTTGTGACGTGCTCGGTTGTCGGCACCGGGGATGAAGTACAGCTCGTGTTTTTTTATTTGCTCATTTACCTCATCAATTATATCGTTCATTGTTTTATCCATCTCAAAAGTTTTGCTCCACCCATTGGCGGAATGATTGTTGAATCTCGATTTGTTGTTGGAAGATATCCATGTTGCCACCAGCGAGGATGGTCGCATCCACCTTCTGAATCTCCTGAAGCAGCATGGTTGCCTTCTGCTTAATGACTCTCTTGAATACACCTTGATCGTTGAGGTCCTCGATGAAGTCACCGAGCACAGGAAGCACACCGCATAGTGCGAGAAGTTTTTGTTCTTTGGTCATTTTAAAAAGTATTTTTTGTTCTTGTCCTTTGTTAATTGGTAGCCAAGCTCCTCATACATTTTAAGGTATCGGTAAACTGACCGCTCACTGATTCCAAGATACCTGACCATAGCTTGCACTGGTCTCGGTTTGAGCTTAAGGAATTCCATCAGCTTTATGACTCTCATGATTCGTTGCTGATTCATAACGGTGTCACTTTGAATTTTCCATCATTGTACCTCCCTGATTCCAGGCAGTCCATTTTTTTCCAGTAAGCAAGTGACTTGCTTGTGAATGTCCACTCTTGCACTACTGCGAGCCCGATGTGGTATGTTAGTTTGAATCTCATATCTCTTGCATTTTGATTTCACAAATTCGGTTGTATAGATCGTGGTTGAACGTAGTCCAAAATCGGTTGCGTTGGTAGTGGCTAAACGCACCACCACTCGTAGTCATCCTCGTCTTCATCGTTGATGGCTTCGACATAGGCTTGCTCGAAATAACAGTCTTGATACAGCTGCTCAAGGTAGTCATCACATTCTTTGGTTTGTTTGATTGTGAGTTGTTCATAGTAATATTTGTTTATGATTTTGTAATCGCCATAAGAGCTCCCCACTCTGATGACATAAGTTGCCATTGTTTGTCCATTGGTTGGGTTGTCACCAACATCTTCGAGTTCAACCAACAAATCAACTGAATCAGCATTGTACTTGGTTGCCTCGTGGTCACGGATATCAATCTCAATCATTGCTTATTGAATTTATCGTTGTACACATGGTTGACATACTTATCAAATGAAGCTGGCAGTTCGTAGCTTTTCTCATGATAGATTTGTTGGTCGATGGTTGGATGGTCCATCACAGGTCTTGAGACGGTTGTGCTCAACCAAAATAAGAATGCAAGTCCGGCAACCATCAGAGCTGCACCACCAAGTGTATCACGTTGGTCTTGTGTTAGGTTTTTAATTGTTTTCATCTTGGATTGTATCTAAAAGGTTTAAAATTGAACCCCAAGCGCCGAGCGCATATCGGGTGTGCTTATGGTCTGCACCGTATAAGCTTTTACATTCTTGTAATTCCGCATACAACATTTTTTCTTGGCTGCGGATAAGTTCGATAATTTGTTCTTTGTTCATCGTTGTTGTTTTGAGATTTATACTGCGAAGATATATAAAGGTTTCATATCTGCAAAACTTTTTTAACATTTTTTTTCATCTCTTAACAAATAGGCACAAAAAAAGGGGTGTCTCCACCCCTCAAAACAATTATGAACCCTCGAATTTACAAAGGAAATTTCATACTATCGATGTTTTTATAAACTTTTTTCTGACCATCTCTCTCAAGTCTATCAGACTCAAACATTAAGATGCGACCTCCTGTCGGTTTGACAGGCGCACCACGCTCAACGTGCCAACCTTTGGAGCCATCACCGTACTCTTCCTTGTATGTGCCTGTCAGCATCAAGTGAATATCCTTGTGCTCGTGTCTGTATCCTGTCTTGCTGTGATATGAAACGGTATCTCTGACATCATTTCGAGCAGCGTTCTCGTGGATGTGACCCATCGTGAATACATCGAAGTCCTCATACATCTCGAGTGCCCTGGTGAGGTTCAATGCTCCCTTGGTAACTACACCACCACCACCTGAGCCGTGAAAGTATTTTACTTTAAATGTTGTTTGAACTGTGCCGTTGAATGTTTGGCGCACTATAATCCAACCACCATATCCACCGGTGTGCACTTGAGTGCCATTTCGGTAGTTCAACAGGTCAACGAATCGCTGAAGGATGTCGGTCTCTTGCCATTTGATGATGGCGGTCTCGTGGTTGCCGTATCCGATGACAGTCAAAAGGTGAGCATAAGGTGACCACCACTCGACAGCTGTCTCAACAATTGAGTCCAGGTACTTCGCATTATTGTGCTCGGGTCTGATGTCTGATTTGTTCCCTCTGCGATCACCTTTCCCTTGCATAAGGCAGAAAAAATCGCCATTCACCATGATTGGGATGTCTTGCTCAACACAATAGTCGAGGTCTTTCTTGAGGATGTTCCAATCACATTTAGGATTGTCCCAGTGAAGGTCAGAAAGCATGGCAATCTTGACTTTTTTACCATCCATCTGAATCTCGTGGATGTTTTTTGCGTGTTTTTTTACAATCATATTTGTGTATTGGAGTACCTGAAGAGGTACATGGTTCCCATTCCTATCACAAAGCCAAGAATCAGCACCCAAAAAACAGGCTTTTCTCGTTGGCTTTTGTACTTTGCCACCTCAACCTTCTGCACTTGGCGAATGGTGTCACGCTTGAGTCGGTATTCGATGCGTGTTTGCCACCTTGTTTTTGGCACATAAGACGTCTTGTATTGAACGATGGTATCCTTGGTGGTGTGATAGTATTCATACACAATTTGATTGTCTCTAATGACGGGAAATGAGTCGATAGTTGTGATGCGAATTGTATCAGCAACATCCTCGCACTTGTATCCTTTCTTTATCGCCTTATTTATATGGTAATCAACACCGCATCCTGTCACAATTATTGCAAGAATTAGTGACAATATCAGGCTATAGGTTGAAATTCGTTTCATGTTTTTCAGGTTATAGTCTTAAAATTCATTTATCAAGCAATAGCTCACAGCCTTCTGCGACTTGGTTGCTCTGATAAAGGTGCGATACTTATCCATATCATTGACTACTTGACAGCCAGCTGACCACCATCCGATGGTTGCACTTGTATTGTCAGCGTTGATGTTGTATGTGTTAGGATGGAAGTTGATGCCGAAGTATCCGGTCTGAACTTGACCGATTGCCTCACTCTTGTCATCCTTATCGGTGTCACGATTCACTGCAATGGATGCGCCAAGCTGAAGTAAAGCATCGACCTTACCATTGTGCTTGCCAAACTTCCAAAGATTGTAGTACCAAGCATCAGCCACAACCACAGCAGCTCCATCCTTATTGATTTTCTCGAATTGCTTGAGTGTTGGCGTACCTGGATTGGTGGTTCCTGAGGCAACTGCGATGAACCGCTCACCTTTGAAGAGGTAGAACTTGTCATCAAATTTGTTTACTGTGTCCTCATTAGATCGTACACCAAGAATCCAATGGTCTGAAGGAATGCTCTTGAAGTTGCGCAGCGTTTTAACCTTGTCGAGTAACTGCTTGTCGGTATATGCTCTGACCATTTGTCCAGTTTTTTGTCCGTTTTACTGGACATTTCATTATGTATATTTCGCCAAACGTGCCTGATATTATGTGCTTTTGGCGCACTTTAAGTAAATTACCCCGGCAACGTATCACCGGGGGGTCCTCGCTAAATAACGAGTGAGGTACGGTTCAATCGGTTTACTCAACCAATAACTTGCACCGATAGTGTTGCACACCCGACTTTAGCTTGGTGTTATGTGTAAGCGCATCCCTACCTCACACAGCTTAATGGAATCAGTCAGCTGCCCTGTCCATTGCACTCTCGATAGTGCGCATCGTTGAGAGGCTTCGAGGTTCAATTACTTCCAACCATCCAGTTCTTCCTTGGAGCGGGTCACAAATTTGCGCATTGCTGCGAGTATATTTTTTCCTGTTACACTTTCATATGATTCGTTGATGCTCTTCACCTCAACCACTACGCAAAAGAACGCAACAAATTTGGTCATGATTAATTCAACAGCAATGAAGTGAGCGATGATGTCACCAGCAATGAACTTCTCAATCAGGAATGTGAACACAATACCACCCGAATACAAGGCAGCCTTCCCGAGTGTGTCACTCAATCTGCGTGACTTGAATGATGACCATCCATTTTTCTTAACTGAGCGCCAAACTCCGAAGATGGTGTCGATGAATATGGCGAGGATGGCAACCAATACCAATGGTTGAACCGGAGCGAGTACTGTGAACAAGGATGCGAAGATTGCGAGTGTTGTATTTTTCATCAGATGACGAGAATTTGATTGTTGTATCCGTTGTTGCGTGGATAGCCACAGTTCCAGGTACCATCCATGAAGCAGTCACCGATGCACTGATTGCATTCGATTTGTGGGCGAAGGTCGGTGTCACGATTCTCATGGCTGATGAAGATAGGATATTCAGCTCGGTTCTTGACAAGGTATCTGATGAGTCGCATCTCAAAGAATGAAGCCTTCTGAGCATAGTGTTCCATGCCGAATGCCACCTCTGAGCGACTAACGCTGGAAGAGTTGTCACCGAATTGAGTTTGCAATCCCTTGTTCTTGAGCTGATATGTCAACCCAAATACAGCATCCTCAGCCGAGCGCCATGCAATGACAGGCTGAATGAATGTGACGAGTGTCTCTTCCTCAGGTGTGAGAGTTTGGTCATTGTATGCCTCAAGCAAATGGTTGTAGAATACGGTGCCAAGTATCGGCATTACTCGGAGCTGTGCTTGGGTGGCAACATAGGGGAACACATCAGTCACATCCACATTGGCTGTGATGGGTGTGTTGGTCTTGAGATAGTTTTCAGTGATAAAGTACAACATCAGAATTGCGGTGTTTGTGATTGTGCGGCTTGAGTGGCTGTGACATCACCACCTTCAATCGGTCCAAGTGATGCGAGTGCTCTGACTTCATTGATGGTCATCTGCTCGAGGACCTTGGTTGCCACCAATGGACTCATTGCGTTGAGTGCATCTGATGTCTTGGAAGCATCTCCATCGATTTCAATAATCGTCTCATTGATGATTTGGAAGTTGTTAATTGTGAACTCAGCCACACTAATCTTGGCAATGTGAAGTATCTCATTGAAGATATCTTGCACTTGCTCTCTGAGTGGAAGCACGACATTCTTTTCGAAGATGACGTATGCTTGCTTGATATCAGAACCTGAACCGAGTGAGCCTGTGGTGCGCACACCCATCAGTATCGGGTCGATTGTATGGGCAAAACAAATCTGCTCAGTGTTCAACCCGGATGCTTCTTGGAAGAGTTTGTCATTCGAGTTGGTTGGAATACTCTCAATCTTCGGCAACTGCTCTTGTGAGTTGGCAAAAAATGCAGCTGTCTTGCCAGCGTTCTGCGCTCCTTTGAGCTTGTCGATGGTTTGGCGAAGTACGTTTTTCTCCTCCTCTGATTGCGGTCTTTTCGGGAACATGATTGCAAACGATGGAAAGATTGAGTTCTGAATGTTCGACTTTGCAAAGTACGATAACTCGCCTGACAAAAATGCAAAGTTAAGTGCACTCGAATATTTTGGCAGCGGATACCAGTCCTGACCCAAGCACTCGACCTCATAAACAAAAAGCTGTTCACGATCAGTGCATGATGGATGATGTCTCTTGATTTCTTGGATGTCAATTCGAGTCGACCAATCTTCACAAATGAAGTACTGATTCTTGTTGCGACCCTTTCTGACCTTCTCAGGTGAGACGTTCTCAGCCCTTGTCATCTTCATCTTGTCATCAAAAAACAAGCGGAAGTATACTCGGTTGTGTACAATCAATTGCTCGGTTGTGATTCGAGCGGTCTTTTTGAGCTTGATTTTTTTCTCGAATGTGTACAACTCGAGTAGGTCCTTAGGTGTTGCGTTGGTTGTCTTAAGTTCGAATCCACCACCAATGACTGCGTTTGTTTTGTAGTCCACGATGGCACCATGAAGTGGTGAGCTGTACACCATTTGATTCAACAGCTGTGGATACATATCATCCTGACCGAATCTGATTTGATTTGCGGTAGTGTATCGACCATTGACATATGGGAGTGACAGGTTTGCGCCACCAACTTTCAAGAATGGTGTGCTGAAAGCATCATAATTGGATGTAATCATCTCAACTGCTTCCTCTTTTTTTGCTCTGAATCTATCGTACCAAGCCATGTGTTAATCGTAAATTGATGAAATTGATGCGCCACTGACAACCATTCTCCCCTCTTCGATGACCACTCCTGTGGTGTCACTGATTTCGGTTGGTGGTATGGTTGACTCGTATACGCTGTATGAGTATTGTCCCTTCATTAGTTCTGCATCGATTGGTTCATCCAGGTAGAAGAGATTGAATCTCTCAGGATATGGCGACTCATCGGTGTTGGTGAAGAGGATTGGGTCGGATGTTGGGTTCATTTCGTTCTGAAAAACGAACAAATAATATGGTGAAGGTAGCGTTGACACTTCCGACAGCGTCAGCACTATGCTGTTGACCTCACCTTTGTTGATGTATATCATTTGTATATGTTGCAGATAGGTCAAATTTTGTTCACAATCTATACATGAGCGGTGCAATTTTGGTAACAAATACCGCTATAAAAATGTTACGAAACAAAAAAGCCACCCCGAAGGATGGCTTCACAACGAACAGAAAGAAAGTTGTTAGATAACTGCTGTGACAGCAGCTGCTTCGATTTCATAAGCAAGAAATTCAACTTCTGAAGTCAAGGTAACGGAATATTTAGAACCATCCGCACGAGTCACTCCTGAGCCTTCACCTGTTGCGGTGAGTTGGAGTTGTGGGAAGTACCAATATTTGCCGTTCATGTCCTTAACAATTGCCACCAAGTATTGTTGACCAGCACCCAAGATTTTGATTGCTTGAGATTTGTCTTGGTCTCTTCGGTGAAACATGAGGTTGATGACAGCAGTCACATAAGATGAACCATTGATAAGGTCAATCGCTGCTTCCTCAGTATATGAACCTGTATTTCTACGGATGTCAAATGCTGTGAAATCAGGTGCACCACCAACTAAGGTGATGGCATCGATTGTCCAGGTATTGGTATTGTCTAATGTGATACCACTGATGTTGTCTTGCTGATTAATCCAAATCTTCTCAATACCACCTGTATTGTTGTCGCAAGATTTCACTATCGACTCGAGGGCACTACATGACATAAATTCAAATTTTATCAGTTAAAAAAAAAGAGGGGAGTATTTCATCCCCTCGGGAATACTATGAGTAAAGAACGATCTCAGCACCGTTAACATGGTGGAAACCAACCTTCATGTTTGCACGAGTACGGATGTACGGCTCAGCAACAGTGTCAGAAAGGTTAACAGCTTTCAATGCTTTGTCATCTCCTTCAGCATCGAAGCAATACAAAAGATTGTCCTTCAACGTCAACACAGCAGTGTCATTCGGCATACCTTCACACACAACAACTTTCACACCAAGGTAAGTCAAGGCAAGTGGAGTTGTAACATATGTCATGGTGTTACCAGCAGCAGCAGCCAATTCGTATGCGTTTGCGATGTTCGTTGAAACATACAAACGAAGGTCAGCTTTTTTACGGATGATTGAAGCTGGAGCAGCTGCGAAGATAAGAGCTAACTGTGCAAGTACGTTTCCGCTGTTTACAGTTGTGTTAGCAACGTCAACAACAGTTGCATCAGCAAGCAATCCTTTGATGTAACCATCAGCAAGTGCAAGAGTAGCATTGACTGAAGTGGTGTCACCTTGCCAACGGATAAGCTCGATGTCTTGACCGATTGTTTTAGCCATCTCATTCCAGTAGAAATCCATGAATGATGCAACAGTGAAATCACCGTTTGAACCTTTAGTCATTTGCAAAGCAACGAATGATTGCTCGAGGTCAAACTGACAAATTTGCGCGAGAGCACTTAAGGCTGTCACGTCTAATTCAACAGCATTCAAGTCATCAGTTGGAGCTTCAAAGCCACAGTTTGATGCTTGTAATACGTTACCGAATACGACAGTAGCAAGTTTTGTTTTTGACTTGATACCTGGTAAAAGGCGGTAGTTTTCTGCGAGGTTCTCTTCTCCTAAATATGCTTTAGAATAGAATGCCTCAGGATTGGCTGCCAATAAAGCTGAAGCATCCACATCCAAATCGAATCTTAATTTTTTAGACATTGTTATTTGGTTTTTATTGATTTACAAATTGTTTGAATTTCGCAAACTTTTCGCTCATTGAAAGCTGGGCCATTTGCGTCTCGACCACTTCCTCCTCTTTCTCGGCATACATCTCCTCGATTTGGTTGCGGAGTTCTGCTATCATAGAAATGATTGCTCTCTCTCTTTCTTCCAACATCGGCAAAACGATTGCAGCGATAGCCTCGGCATCGGTTGCTGGGTCGATAGCCATAGCCTCATCAGTGGTGGTTGACTCTTCAGTTGTGACTTCCTCCTCAACTGTTGTGTCTTCCATCGCCACCTCTTCGGTTGCCATCTCTTCCTCAACCACTTCCTCGGTTGGTGTTTTTTCCACCTCTTTGATTTCAACAACCTCGCCGTCTTTCACGACATAGATTTTGTCCTCAATGGTGTGTTCTCCATCAGGTAACTTCATTGTATTTAGTTTAATTTGTTCCGATAATTTCAGACCGAGAAAGCCTTCAATGGAGAAACCGACTTGATCGTTGGCAACCAATTCGGCAAAGTAATCAGCATCGGTCACCTGTGCGGTCACCATAAGTGTTCCTTTCGGTACCTCAATGCCGAATGTACTGAATGCCTTATCTTGTTTTGGGTTGTCAACAATCCATGTCTCAAGGATGTAAGCTGGTACTTTTTTCTCGGTGTCATGTTCCAAGTTGAAGATGTCACGATTGCGCAAATCAGCCATGAACTTGGTGTGGATTTGCTCGATGACTTCCTCAGTGAACTGAACATAGTACTCACCATCGCCATCACTCTTGCGGTATATGTCCATTGGTATCATGGCGGGTGCTGTGATGCGATACTTCACGTCATCAGCAAACATCAATCGCTTCTCACTTCCAAATGCCATACCTTTGACCTTAATAGCCGGTAGGTTGGTGAAAGCAATCATCTCAATTCCGAGTGTTTCTCCATCGGAGTACTCGTCATCGATTGTGATTTTGTAGATAGGCAAGTCCTTAGTCATTGCTTATGTTGCATATTTTGTATATTTGTTCAAAAATTAGTTATGATTCAAGTATTCGACAGGGAGATTCCCAACAAAATGGATGAGCTCAGCATCGAGCAGTTTGAAAAAATCAGCCAAATTCTAAACAATCAGGACTTCGACAACGTAGAGAAGTACGTTGAGATGTTCAAATTCCTTGGCATCGAGGAAAAGCTATGGGATGACTACCCATTCAGCGAGTTCATTCAGTTGGTTCAGAAGTTCAACCTGGACTCATACACCCCGAGTGAGCCTGTTACATCCATCGAGTTGGAAGGATACACCTACACAGCCGAGATGCGCTTGTCAGTGAAAGAAACCAAACTCATCGAGAAGATTGTGAACGGCAAGCCGAACAACTACATCAGCGACATCCTTGCAATCATGTTCAAACGCAATGACCTCAGCAACACCGAGCACTTCGCAGATGCCCATTTGAAGCATAAGGCTAAGCTGTTCCGCACTCAGAAAGCGGAGTTATGTGTACCATATATTGTATTTGTTACTGAAAAGATTGCAGAGTATGCAAAAGCCAACGCTCCCAAAGGGGTGGAGTCAAGTCAATCTTGAGCAGTTCATTGAACTCAGAGGACTACAACCTGACGATGGACTGTTCAACCACAACATCGATATC